GTTACTGCAAGTGTGACTTATGCAACGGCTCGTGTTTATGCTCCACGGAAAGGCACTGTTAAGGAAAAGAAAGCCGAGCTGAAACAGAATAATCAAGGGCCTGGTCTTTCAGAGCTCTTTGATTCAGCCAACAGTGTCGCATGGATGTGTATTCCGGATGGAAGGACTCTCCAGTATATTCGCAATTTGATGGGGATTGTTAAAGATCTCCCTACGATGGCGAAAATGATTGGAGGTTTTTGGCGTGGATTGTGGTTTGATCTTAAAAACTGCCACGCTGAGAAGTGTCCTACATTCACTGTGTATTCGCGAAAGGATTTGCGTTATAACATACTGGGCTTGTCTGAGAGCATTTTAATGGGTCAACTGACAATGGTTGGCCATACATTGGTGTACAAGGATGAGTTCGGAGTATGGACCAAACTTGAGGTTTCGCAATTATCTGATATTCCCATTTCTAGAGGTCATGCATCGTTGATGAACGTGGACAACCTTTTGTGGGAGGATGATAATTCTTTGCGTGATTTTGACACGGCAACCATTGAGAATGCTAGCTTTGATGTGTTCAAGCGGGTGGTTGTGAAGCGAACTGGTGAACGTATGACTTATGATTCCTCGGTGGAGGATTTGGTCGCGCACCAAGGTGTCGAAATGGACCAGGCTCATGAACGTGAGCGGATCGCACGAGTTGCCTATGAGAAGGCGCGGAAGGCCAAAGCTTCTAAGAGTGTTCTGCAAAATCTTAGTGTGGCTTGGAAAGATGAGAAAAAACGTACCGAAGAACTTGAGAAAAGGCATAAAGATCAGAAGAAAGTGGCGAAGCTAGCTCGTAAAGCTAGGCTTGGCGCACCAGTGGCACCGGCGACCATGCCAGTGTCATTGAATAGTGTGTTCAATTTTGGTACATCAGTTCCAGCACAGACCTTTGTGCCGCCAGTTAATGTTCCGGTTGCTCCAGAAACTCGGGATGTTGGGAACGTTGTGCCGTTGAAGGACCAACCTGATCGTACCCTTTTGGGTGGGATTGAGGCCCTTTTGGCTTCTCCTACGAAAGAGGAGAAAGAAAAGGAGAAAGAGGATCAGGTTCATCAAGGCGTTGATTTCCATTCGGCATTTGGCGCAGGAATGAGGTTTAAGGAGTATGTCCAGACCAAGTTTGTAGCGATTCGTCCGTTATGGTGGTTGATTGGCGTTGGAGCCATTATTGTGGCCCTTGCTGTTGGTGTTACGGTGTATTTTGCAAAGAAACAACGTAAGCAAGCAATTAAGAAGGTAATGGCTGAAGAGCAGCAGAGTACCATTTTAACTTACGATGTTGATCCTAAGGATAAGATCGTGAAGTATTATGACTTTGCTGTAGAAAAACCAGACTGGTTTGGTTACAGCCAGGAGCGTATGAGTCGGTTGGCTGCTGGCAAGGAGCCAGGTCAAATTGTTCCAGTTGATGTTGT